AAACCAAAACGAGAATTTTACCCGGCTTGATTGCAACCGCGGGTGTTTTGGGTGGTGCTTATTATATGTCTCAATTAAAACTTAGCACTAGCATTAAATTAATACCTATAGGTCTTTTAAGTTTGGCTTTTGTTTATAATAAACATAAGTCAAATTTAAACTTTTAAGCCGCCCCACAAGACAATACATAACGACCATATGCCAAGCTGGAACAACTTTGCAAACATCAGCAGCTTGGAAACACTCTCAATTAATGACTAAAAATGCAAAACCATGCACCGGTACCATAAACTATCCAGTGCTATTTGATGCCCCTATAAAAGGTCAAAATCTAATAATGAATAATTGTAGCTGCAATGACATTGTTGGGCTGAAAAATAGGTACCTAAAAGAGAGCAATAATGATTACAAAGTCAACGAAGTAATACTACACAAAATACTAGATAATTTAGCCAATGAATTAAGACCGCATTTTAAAGGACGTTTAAATTTAGCTGAATTTATGTCTAAGAAAAAAGGCAAATTATTGGGTCGTTATGATGATGCATGCAAAAATGTATTAAAAAATGGATTTAACGTATGGAAGGATAATAACATCAACGCATTTATCAAAAATGAGATTTACGACGAAGAAAAACCACCGAGAATGATAATGGGTCGTAATACCAAATTTAACCTATTATATGGACAATTCACAACAGCACTAGAAGAAGCAATGCTCAAATTACCACAGATAAGTAAGGGTAAGAACTTCCTAGAACGTGGAAAGCAATTTTTTAAACATGTTCTAAATAAAATTATGCTTGAGTGTGATTTTTCAAAATATGAATCAACACAAAGGATTGAATTGTTACGTGATGTTGAGCTCGGGCTATGGAAAAGGCTATTAGATGAAAAAGATTATGAAATCATCGAGTTGATATTTAAATCAAAAATGGAAAAGAAGGGTTTTACCTATAATGGAGTTTACTTTTCTTTTTGGGGTTGTCGAGGGTCAGGTGACATGGATACAGGTTTGTTCAATACATTACTAACATATGTAGCCTGTAAATATTTTATAGAAATAAACGGAGTAGTTGGCGACTTTATGTGTGATGGGGATGATAATGGAATGGGATTTTGTGAAGACAAAGAATTCATCGACACGTTCGCACACTTCGGATTCGACGCCAAAATAATTAAAAGATACGACTATCATGATTTTGAATATTGTTCTGGGAAATTTATACAGTACCAGCCCGGTATGTTCATTTATGTGCAGAATTTAAATAAATTGATGAAAAA